GGTAGGGGCGGATCAGATCGCGGCTTACGGTGTCAGCCTGCAGCGGGGTGATCTCCAGGCTGCGCACCAGGATGGCATTGGCAGCACCGGTCGGGGTCGGATCGGTGCCGTAGGTCGTTTCAGTCTTCGCCAGTAGCAGGCGCTTGCGGCTCAGGAGCGGCATTGCTCGTTACCTCTGTTTGGGGTTCGGAGGGGTTGGCCGGCTCTGTCCGCTCTAGGAGCTTCCGCTTGCCGGTTTTGGGGTTCAGCAGGTAGGTGCCGCCTTGGCCCCAGTATTCATCAACCATCGTAGCCATCACGCTGATCCCAGATTAGTGACACTGGTGCGATAGCGAATTAGGTAGTCGCAGCTGATCACGCCCGCTGGCTGGTCTGCTTCCACCATTTCAAAGTTCACACTCTGCGGCTGAATATCGATCGCGTAACCGCCGAGCGTCAGGTCTGCCATCAGCTTGCTGTGCAGCGATTCAATGATCGGATCTGCCACCTGATCCGGCACGTTGCCGCGCACGATCACTGCCACCCGGACCGTCAGGCTCCAATCCAGCGTGGGCAGGCTGGTGTTCTGAACTGCTGTGTCGCTGACGGGCTCCACCACGATCGCGGGGCTCTCCGCGCGCGCAAGCGGCTCAACCCGTGAGCGGTAGATCCTGGTGCTGACGCCAGTGGTGCCGGTCAGTGCGGTGCGGACAGCGGCAAGAATTGTTTCGCGGCGGGTTGTCATAGCTTCTGCAGCCCTATCTCCACGAAAGCACCATCATCGAGCTGGCGCGTCTCGCGGACCTGATAGTTGGTGCCGGCCACCGTGATGGTGTCGCCGTACTTCAAACCGCCAAAATCGGCAAACCGTGCCGTCAGGGTGTAGTCGGTGCTCAGCACCATCTCACCTGCCAGCACCTGCGTAGGCATGTCGAGGATCCCCAAAGCTGAAACAGCGCCCGCCGTACAGCTGACGCCAAAGTCCTCAAGGAATACCGCAAGGTCTTCAGTCAACGCCATCGGCGGCCTCCGCCTTGGCCTTGCGCGTGCGTGGCTTGGGCTCCTCAGCCGGAGCTTCAACAGCGCGACCCATGCGGATCAGCTGCTGCGCCACTTCCGCGTCCAGCTCATAAGTCTTGCCGGCTTCAAGGTAGGAACCTTGTGCAGCGCAATCGCTAGAGATCAGAACCTTCATCGAAAAAAAAGGGGGGCGGTTGCCCGCCCCCGGCTCCTATCAGGTGGTGATGTCCAGGATGGCTGCGAAGCTCTTGGGATCGCGCACGGCCACGTCGTAGGAGACGATGCCACGAACGCTGGTGAGAGCCTTGCTGAAGTCGTCCTGATCCTCACCCACGGTGATCTCAAGGCCGTTGCCCCAGAAGCCCACCATGGCCTGCGAGAAATCACCCATCACCAGAGCGGAGCAGACGCCGCTGCTGGAACCCTTGGTCAGGTTGCTGGGAACCTGATTGGTCAGGGCGAGGGGGTAGCCGTTCAGGTTGGCGGGGGTAGGACCACGGCCGATGGCGTTCAGCTGGTCGTTGACCAGGAAGGGACCGTCGCCGGTGGTGGAACCGCCAGCGCGCAGTTTCTTCAGGGCTGCCGAGACCTTGTAGTTGGTGAGATAGGCCACGTTGGAGGCGTTGATCACGCCATTGGCCTGCATCACAGCGGACTCAAGATCCACCACCTTCTCAACGGTGATGGCACCACCGTTCGTGCCGATTGCCACCGAGCCGATGCCGGAGGTCTGCATGATGCCGGTGGGCTGGCCGCTGGAGCCAGAACCGTTGAGGATGCCGAGATCGATGGCGAGGTTGATGCCATCGGTCAGGTCACGGCGCACCAGCTCCTCGATGCCAGGAGTGCCCTGCAGCAGGGTCTGGCGGCTGTACTTGGACAGGGCTGCCAGGTTCTTGGGGCTCATCGTCACCTGATCAAAAGTCGATTCCGACTGAGTGATCGCGGTGGTCTGGGTGCTCAGGTAGTAGGTGGAGGCCACACCAGAGCGGCGGGGGATCGCCACGTTGCCGACCAGGCCAGGCATGGTCCGCACGCCCAGCTGAAGCATCAGGGCGTTGTTGCGCAGGAACTCGATGAACTCATCGGCCATCAGGTCGGTGGCAACCAGGTTGCCGCCGGTGGTGGCGCCAGAGGTCACATAGGTCGCGCGCTGAGCCAGTGCCGAGAAGGGCACGAAGAAGGAGCGCTCGGTCGTCTTGGCGATGCCAGACTTTTCGACTTCCTTGCTCAGCTCACGCACCAGGCCGGCCTCGCGGCTGGACCAGTCGCCGGTGAGCATGGCGCGGATACCAGCGGTGATGCTGTAGCCAGCGCGCTCATCGGAGGCCATCTCAACCGGAGCCACGGTCTCGACGGGCTTGGCGCCCAGCTTGTCGAGAACAGCAGCACGGGCCTCATCGAGGCTGCGGCCACCCTCGATCAGCTGGCGGCCAAGGTCGGCCATGCCGTGCTTTTCAGTAAGGGCAGTGATGCCAGCAATGCGGGAGCGCTCAGCCTTAGCAGCCTCGGCAGCCGCTTCAGCCCGCACCGCCGTCAGATCGGGGGTGTTTTCCATCGGAACCTCAGGTTCTGTTTCGGGGTTTGGTGATGCGGCTGTGGCCGCAGGATCGGTCTCTAAAGAGCGACCCATACCCACAGTGGGGTCTGCAGGTATGCTAACCACGCTGATCTCGTAAGGAGCCCAGCTGGTAGCAACGAAATCGCCGCTACCTCTCTGCTCCATTTCGTTGATTGCGTAGCCGAAGGAAACGTTCCGAAGAACGCCGTCCCTCACATCAGCCAACACCTCTTGCGCAAAGGCGTTGCGGCTGAACTTTACCGTGGCATAGCCACGCTTTTTCTGTCCGTCGATCCAAGCGCGCTCAACCACCCCAATCACCTTGTTGGGATCATGGTTGAACAGCAGCGGCGCCGAATCATTGAGCCGGCTTAGATCTGCACTGCGCACATCGTGCTGCAGCACTTCATTTCCGAAATAACGCGCTACCGGATACTCACTCGAAAAAGGGAACTCGATGCTGCGCTCGTCTTCGCTGACCGTGAAGTCAGCAACCTCGGAACGCTTCAGCAGCTGCCCCTCAAGATCACGCGATAGGTCCATCGGTGTCCTCAGTGTTGTCCTCAACATTATCGTCAGTGCTGTCTGGGTCAGCAGCAGGCGCCATCTCCTCAGCCTGATCCTCTGCCGGATCACCTGCCTGCTGTGTGCCCGAGCCGTTCACCTCATGGGGGTCGGTGTCGAGCGTCAGATCCAACTCATCGGCCATCTGCAGCTCAGCTGCCCTGGCCAGCATCAGCTCCTCAAGGTCGCCACCTTGCTCAGCCACCACCTCGCCCAGTGTCTTGAAGCCACAGCGCACCGCGTCCTTGTACGCCTGCACTTCCTTGGCGGGATCCACCCAGGCCCAGCCGCGCGGCATCCAGCGCACCTGCCTGTAACGCTCAGGATCGGTTTCGTAGGCCGGCAGAGTTAGGACGCCGCTCAGTACTGCCATCTCCAGCCATGCCTCAAACACTGGCCGGTGGAAGTTCTCGATCATGTACTGCTGCAGCGCCTTCCAGTTCTCCCGGTCCTCCAGCAGGCTCAGCCGGCTGCTGCTGTAGTTGGACTGGCTGAAGTCGCGGCTGATCGTCTCATAGCTGCAGCCAATGCCGGCAGCCATCGCGCGCAGCATCGCGCGCATGAACGGCTCCAGCTGGCCGTCCGGCGCATCAAGCTGCGGCACCGTCACACTCTCGCCGGGCGCCAGATACTTGAACACCCCAGGCTCGAACGAACTGACCCGTTCGTTGTCGTAGATCTCATCGCCCAGCAGCTCGCCCTCGGGGCTGGTGATGAAGCCCATCAAGGAGCTGCTGGCCCGTGCTCGCACCACCTCAGCCTGCTCATAGCCAGCAACCATGTGGAGGCGCTGGATTGCGCTGGCCAGCATCGGCACACCACGGGTCTGGCCGGGGCGCTCCATCAGATACAGGTGGATCACCTCATCGGCCGCGATGAACCGGTGCCGGGGTGCGCTGATTGGCATTCCGCCTGTACCGCTGTCGCCCGGATGCTTTGTCAGAAACGCATATCGAACCGGCCGACCCCAGCGGTCCAACTCAACGCCCATCCGCCATTCGTTGCCCTCAACCGTGCTGCCGCCGGTGTAGGCGTCGTCCAGCAGATCGCTCTCAATGATCTCAAGCGCAAACGGAACCTTGCTGCGTCCGAACGGCTGGCGAACCATCCGCACGAACACCTCGCCCGACTCGGCCATTGAGCCGACCAACAGCCGCTCAATGTCCGGGAAGCTCAGCCGGCCAGCCGTATGGCAGCTGTCCTTACGCCCCCATAAGGCCCAGGCGTTCTCGATCGAATCGTTGACCGTCTGATCCAACCGGCCGCCGCCGCGTTGCATCCGCACCTGCGCCTGCATCCTGATGCCGGTGCCGATCACGTTGTTGCGCACTGCTCGGATCGCCTGGCGCGCGTAGTCGTTG